TTCAACCTCTCCTATAACTTTCAAAGGAGGATGAACAATCAAATCCATAGCGTCCGCTTTAAGATTCTCTAAGTGATCTATTCTATACTGCATGCCTACTAGGTTATCTAGTGGCCCCATTGCCCATAGGTTATCAGGACGCATCCTCCACCCTACATGACGGATAGGAGCAGTACCTAACCAACTAGGTATGTCCATATCTCTAACCACTTGACGTCTGTCCATAACGGTTAAGATCTTCTGAGTCTCTAGCTTACCTGTCTCAGGGTTATGGAAGTCTCCATAGAACTCTAAGAACTCGATGAAGCCTGACTGGTAGTACTCTCGTAGGTTACCAAAGCCATCCACTGAGTAAGCATCTGCCTTCTCAAAGTCTTCTTTAGTGTATCCACCAATACGCGAGGAGATAGAATCTCTCGCTTCAAGAGCTGCTGCCAAGTCTAGATACTCAGGGCTAGTCTGTGCTAAGAGTCTAACCTCACCCTCTGACTTGATAGATCTTACAATCTTCCATGAGTCATTGAATGAAGTAGCTAGAGGATTGAATACAACATCTCTAGGTGATATACGCATTGACTTCGGCCCAATGAATCCCGGTACCTTAGTGCCATCAGGCATCTCTTTAAACTCACTAAAGAAATCACATGTAACGAATGCATTACCATAGTCTATATAATCATAAACAAGTTTAGACATTGTCGTTCTGTAATGTCCTTCACGAGTCTTGTTAGCCATGTATGCTTGTATTGTCTTAGCCTTTTTCTTAGTGGCATCCTGTGGACTGTACGCTTCCCAACGTAGCCAGTCATCATTAGGGAACAATGCAGACAGATAGTTACTGTGCAAGTTGTCTCTAATCTGACATAGCTTAGGCAGAGTGGTAGTGTTCTTCCAAGGAAGGTCACTGTTAGCTGTAGTGGTGGTATCTGTTGCGAATATAAAGTTACGCAACTCTCTCCATTCCTCTACCTTACCCTGTCTCTCGCTGTCGTACTTCTCCCACAGTTGTACTATCTGTGCTGCCTTGTCTTCTCTCTTAACAAATTCTAGAAGCTCAGCTACCTTTGCTCCCTCTGAAGTTAAAGCCATTGTATCTCCTTACTATTAAAACTGCCCACCGAAGCGGTTAGTCTTATGAGTTATTAATTTCTTATCGAATAGTCCTGCAGGTGTTCTTCGACCCTTAGGTTTAATAGCGATTGTAACTGCACTGGCTAGAGCATCCTTCACATCATCGTGAGGAGGCTTGACTAGAATGAGTTCTTCTTCCAAGACAGGAGTGTATCCTCCTTGAAAATGCCAAACACTTCTATTCTCATACCTGTGTTCTAATGCTGCTGCAATACGTTCTTCTTTAGATCCTTCGCTTCGTGATGGTCGATAGTCTTCTATCTTTAAGTACAGTCCTTCCTTACGAACATAGTCCTTAATATCATTTACGATTACCTGCTGTGCTACTGATACTTCTGCTCTTAGCTTCTTGAACTCCCATTTAGAATGTAGTTCAGCTATCTTCTTAAAGTACTCTATAGTCCTGTCAGTCTTGAACCTAGCAATATCTAATACATAGATGTCGCCTTCAGTGTCAATACCTATCACAACGATAGAGGTGAAGTCAGCACGCTTGTTTAAACTGAATGCAAAGTCGACCGATGCATACAGGTTAAGTTTCTTATCTTTGAACTTCCAGTTGTTACCATCATACAAGAGGTACTTGTAATCATAGTACTGGAAACAATCTCTTGTTATCCTCTCACTGCCTGCAGCGTTGGGGTTGTTGTAGTACTGTGCATGGTACTGAGTGATGTCATCATACTCAGCCCTAATCCTTGCTAGCACGTTTCTATCAAAGCCAAATGCTTTACCGTCTGGTCTTATAACTCTAGGCCAGAGGAACACGTCGTTGATTTCTACAACCCTTTCCATTACATCCCAAGTAGCTGCGGTATGTAGGAAGTTACCATCTACATCATACACTTCTGTACGCTGTGCCTTCCATGTATCATACACATCAGAAGGATGGTACCTTGTACCACAAGCCAGCGTAAACCCTCCGGGATTCCGTATCGAGGTGAACTGGCTTGCCTTCTTACTTACACTCCTTCTACCATCATCGGTGTATGCATTCTCTGGTACCACAATATCATCTGGTACAATAATGTCTGCATGCCACCCGGTGGTGTTAGTTGTTAGACCAGCAGTAGCTACAGTAGCATCTCGAACAGCTTCATTCTTTCTAGCTATGTGATCAATAATAATCTTACGTTCTGTCCACTTCACTCTCTTCCCTTCCATAGGGTGAATGTATTCAGGGAAGTATCTTCTGAATGACTCACTAAGGAGGATAGTCTTGATAGCGTACAACTGAGACTCTGCAAGCTCGGCTGTGGCCGATAGATACAGAATGGATACCTCAGGGTGCCTAGCTATAAACCAAGCCGTGGCGGTCGCTACAATGTGACTCTTGAGATGTGCACGAGGGAACATGAGGAGCTTGTTCAGACTAGACTCTTCTTGATATAACTGATAGTCTTGAATCCAATCGTAAGCTTCCTTGTGTGCATCCCCGTACATGTATGTAGGATTGACCAGCTTGGCAAAGGTATACAGGTTATCTAAAGCTGCATACCTCACCTGCTTAGCCGTATCCGGCATACGTCTCAATTGAAGAAGGGACTTAGTATAGAAGTCTTGTATCACTACATCATCTGCAACTGCTCCGTCGAGACTCCGTATAGTCTTCTTAAGTTCCTTATCCCAATCCATTAGACACTCCTAAGTCTCTGAAGGTCAGTCTCATATATGTCAGTGATCTGCTTCTGAGTATTCTTCTCAGCTTCTCTCTCTGACTTATTAGGACGCTTACTCTTACCTTCATCCCAACCCTTGTCTGATAACCAACGAGCTGCCATAGGGCTAGTGGTGGCTTTGTTAGCCATCTCTTTAAACCCTATAGACCTAAGCTTAAGCTCAAGCTCCTTACGCCATCTCCCGATAAGAGCTGAGTAAAGTTTGTTCTCACAGATGCGCTCCCACTGATCCCAGCCTGCTAAGTATTTATTAGCGAACTCGTATTCAATGGGGTCTTCCATCTCTAAATACAATCTCTTTAGTGAAGGGAACGACTTGCCCTTGTAATCGAAGTCGTCATTCTTCAGAGTGTATATTGCTGTGTCAACATCATAAGCCTGCTCGATGAAGAGGCTCTGTGTTAGATACCTCCCCATACTGTCTTTAAACTTAGACTGTTCCATTACTTATCTCCTTCTAACTCTTTAACTCTAGCCTCTAGCTCCTTGACCGCATTGATCAAAGGCATGATGAAAGCTTCTAGTCGTAGAGTCTGGTATCCGTCTTCACCTACTTCGTGACCTCGGAATGCTTTACCATCTAACGCTGCTTCAACTTCCTGAGCGATAAGACCTGACATCTTTATCTCAGTATCACCGAAGCCTTCTTTCCAGTTATACTCTACTGGACGAAGCTGACTGATTAACTCAAGACCAAACTCAGAGTCTTCTATGTTAGTCTTCTTACGTACATCAGAGGAACGCGTCCACAATGCATCTACGTTAAACTCGTTACGTACAGTGTTACCACCTCCTCCGTTACCGAAAGAGAACTGGTAGTTCTGTACACATGTAACTCCCCAACCCATTGAGATCTGATTGCTTGCTGCACCTGTACTCACTTCACAGTTGAAGCCTAGCATTGTATTCTGAGAGCCTGTTGTAATAACATCTCCAGAAGAAGCACCTACTACCGTGTTGTCACCTCCAGTACAGTTGACTAAGGATGCTGTACCGATAGCCATATTGTTAGCCCCAGAGATGTTACTTCTCAAGGACGTGGAACCAATAGCTACGTTGTTAGTACCAGTAGTTATGTCTTCACCTGCAGCATTACCGATGAGAGTATTGCTATTAGCATCACACTCTCTACCTGCATTCTTACCGATGAATACACAATCATCTCCTACGCTAGATCTTTGACCTGCGTTAGTTCCAATCATTACATTATCTACACCAGTGGATAACTCTCCACCAGCATTGTAACCTATGGCTGTATTAGCTTGTCCTGTACATACGCCTAGTGCTAAGGCACCGATAGCTGTACAGTTGTTACCACTCAGTCCGCCTAAGGCCATTGAGCCTATAGCTGTAGTTCCTGTAGCAGTTGTTAATGTATCACCTGCTTGATAACCGAATGCTGTGTTGTCCGCACCACTTGCAAGAGCTAGAGCGTCTACACCGATACGAGTATTCTGAGCGATAGCCGATGTGATTATATCATCTTCAAAGGTATGTAACCCAGTCCAAGTATAATCTAAATCTACATCTACACCGCCAGCTCCGGGATCTGTTAAGTCTCCTGTGAGGGTACGTGAATTAGTACGACTCATATAAACTTTAACTACACCGTGCCTCTTACTTATATCAGCAGACTTACCATCTGTAGGATTTAAGAAGCTAAGGCCAGAGCCTATTGCGAATGTTACATCACCTAAGTTTTCTTTCTGTACGTAACAGAACCAACCCTCTGGTAACGTAGGTACAGTGACGATAGAGGCAACAGCATTACTCATA